TTCTCTTAAAAAGCTAAATAGCCTCAAAAAGGTACAAAAGGTATAGATATTCTTAAAAATGTTGTTCCCAAAACATTTGCTGATGAATTTAAACCAAAAAAACCTTTTAAACCTTCACTTACTTTACGAGCAGCTAGAGCATTTCCAAAAGTAGGTATTCCCGGAGCAATTGTTGGCTTAGGTCTTTTAGGCTACGAGGCTTATCAGGGATATAAGTCAGGTAAAAAATATTTGGAAGAGAAAAAAAATAAAAAAAGTATAGGTGGTTTGGCTGTAAAAGGCTTTAAAAAGAAAACACCAATTTATTAGGGTAAATTATGGCTACATCAGGAACAACTACATTTGATCTTAATATAGATGATGTTATTCAAGAAGGTTTTGAGAGATGTAATCTTAAAGCAAATAGTGGTTATGACTTAAAGTCTGCTCGTAGAAGTTTAAATATACTTTTTAGTGAATGGGGAAATAGAGGAGTTCATTTATGGAAAGTTGCTTCGTATAGTCAATCTTTGACGGCCGGAACATCTGAATACACAACTCAAACAGGCACCAATGATGTTTTAGAGGCTTATATAAGTACTTCATCAGGAACGACTTCTTCTACTACAGATGTTTCTTTAACAAAGATTAGTAGAAGTGATTATGCTGCATTACCTAATAAGGGATCTAGAGGGCAACCTTCTCAATATTATGTAGCGCGTGAAAGTGCTCCTAAAATAATATTATATCAAACTCCAGATGCTTCTACTTATACCCATTTAAAATATTTTTATTTAAAGAGAATTGAAGATGTAGGTGCATACACAAACACACCTGATATAGTTTTTAGATTTATACCATGCATGGCTGCTGGTCTAGCATATTATTTGTCAATGAAGTATAATCCAAAATTGGTAGAACAAAATAAATTAATTTATGAGGACGAGTTATCAAGGGCATTGAATGAAGATGGACAAAGAACATCTGTATACATAACCCCACAAACTTATTATCCTCAACAATAGGAGTTTTAAATGAAAGGACTAAGATTAATTAAATTACAAAATGGTGGGGATGCTGGTTTTGAGCAATTACAAAGTCAGATGCCTGAATCCATAAGAGCTACAATGTCTAATTACTATTCAAGATTAGGTACACCCGAAAAACAAGCTAGGTTTATGAAAAGAGCCAATAAACAAAAAGTGGCATTTCAAAATATGCCTGAAAACCAACGTACTGCATACAAGGCTCATATAGAACAAAAATATGCAAACCCAACAGATGCTCAATTTTCTCAACTAGATAAAGATTTAAGTTCTGATAAAAAATGGAATCCTACTTATAGTTATCTTGGAGCAACCAGTTCAACTCCATCAGCAACAGCAACATTAGGCCCGGTAAGAACCAGTGGTTATTATAGGGATTTATCTAAAGAGATTGGCGAAGCAAAAACTAAATTATCTGGGCTAACACTAGATGAAACAGAACAAAAAACAAGGAAGCTTTATAACTATGTACCACCTAATCCAGGTATAGGTCCTACTGGTCCAACTAAAATAGTAAAAGAATTACCAAAAGGGGCTAGACAAACTAGTATGAATTATGGCCAGCAGGTTTGGGTAGCCCCCGATCCAGGAAATCGGAATTATATGCAGACCCCACAACAACGAGGTTACTACAGCCCTGCTGGAGATGAAAAATACACAGTTACTACAACAAGAGCTCAAAGAGCAGGAGATGCCGATTATGACAAGCAAATGGGTGTCATAGGAAGACTTGAGAAAAGACACAAATTTAGACATATGCCTCAATATGAAACACCTAATTTAACAAGTACAAATGTTTATCAAAAATTAGGTATGGGAGCAAGTAAAGGTAAACTTGTAAAAAAACTTAAACAAGGTGGTCGTGCTTCAATAAGAGGTACTAGATTTACAGGAGTATTTTAATGCCTTTTGCACGTGGTAAATATGCTCAGGCAATATCAGATCGGTCTGGTATGGCTTTTCCTTATAATGAAATGGTAAAAGAATGGAATGGTTCCTTTGTGCATAAATCTGAGTTTGAAGCAAAACACCCTCAAATAAGACGTAAACATATTAAAGCTGATGCAATAGCTTTAGCAAATGCTAGACCACGAGGTCCTGATAACACAGGTCTTTTTTTACTGTATATAACAAATGGTTTATTTAATAATCCTGGAATGCGCCCACAAGACGGTGAAGGTGTTTTAGGTACGGAACTAGAAAGCTTTAGTGCCACAGTTTCAGTTGGTAATGTCACAATAGGTATATCATGAGTATTACGCACGCTAACTTTTTAACTCAAATTAGAAATTACACAGAAGTGGATTCAAATGTCTTATCAGATACAATATTAGATCAGTTTATTCGTAACATTGAATTAGATATAGCTGGTAAAGTTGATTATGACGATCTAAGAAAATATTCCACAACAGCCACTATTCAATCACAAAGGTATTTAAGTATGCCTTCTGATTTAATTTATCTTAGATCCGTTCAAATAACCAATTCGGGAAGTAGAACTTTTTTAGAAAAGAAAGATACTAGTTTTATGGCTGAGTATAATCCAGGAGATGCTACAGGTACACCTAAGTATTATGCTAACTGGGATGATCAAAATATTGTATTAGCTCCGGTTCCTGATGCGGCTTACACAATTCAAATTAATTTTGTAATTGATCCACCTCATTTTACATCAACAAATGCAACTTTTTTATCAACTTATCACGAATCTTTGCTTTTGCATGGCGTGTTAACTGAATGTTTTAGTTACTTAAAAGGACCCCAGGATATGTACAATTTATATAAGGGTAAATATACTGAAGAATTACAAGGTTTTGCAATACAACAAATGGGTCAAAGACGAAGAGGACAATATGAAGATGGTGTTCCAAGAATGCAAATTCAGGCACCTTCAGCTTAAAAGGAGATAAATTATGGAAGATTATGAAGATATTTATAAATCTCAGATTGAAGAACTAGCTGAAAGTTTTAGAGAGCATCGAAAAAATCAAAAAGCCACTAATCGTATAACCCGAAAACGAAAAAAGGACAAACTTAAGGTAAGAGGTGGAGTAAAACGTGATGAGTCAAGTAAATTAGATACAGTCAGAGGAGGGGCTACTCTTGGTGATGCTAGGGGTTCGTTAGGTTCCTTAAGTCTTGATGCACAAATTGAAAAAGACAGGGGAAATAAGGAGTACTATGACCGAAGTGGTAGAAATTTAAACATCCAATACGATAAAAGCTTTGGTTCACATGGGGGCGCTAGTGCTTATTACACCAAAGATAAAAAGGGGGATGCAGTATATGGAGGGGATTTTCATCTTAGCTGGGTAAACGGAGGTTTAGTAAATGGAGGTCCTTCAGGTGCAACTTTACCTAATAGAGGAATTAAAAAGAAAGTTCCTATTAGCTAGGGAGTTGATAGAATTTATTTATAAGGTTATACTCTATATAATAAAAACTAACTATGGAAGCATAATATGGCTATAACAACAAGCGTAATCTGTAATTCTTTTAAAAAACAACTTTTTGAAGGAACACATAATTTTAAGTCATCAGGTGGTAATAGTTTTAAATTAGCTCTTTACACGAATAGTGCAGTATTAGGTAAATCAACAACAAGTTATACTACGGATGCTCAAATATCCAACACAGGTCAATACACAGCTGGTGGAGGTGCTTTAGCTAATGGAGGCACTTCAGTTGCTACAAATGTAGCTATTGTGGATTTTGCCGATAGATCTTTTACCGGAGTAACTTTAACAGCCAGAGGAGCTTTAATTTATAATGACACAGCAAGCGGGGATCCTGCTGTTTGTGTTTTAAACTTTGGTGGTGACAAAACGGCTACATCTGGAACATTTACTATACAGTTTCCTGCTTTTACAACTGCTGCAGCTATCCTAAGAATAACATAGGCTAAGAAGTGTCTGATGGATGGGGACAACTAACCTGGGGGCAAGGCCTTTGGGGCGAGCAGAATGATGCTTTAATTCCAGTTTCTGGTTTAGCTACAGCATCTTCTTTAGGTGCAGTTGATGCGGTAAGCGTTATTCATGTAATTGGTTCTATTGCACCAAGTGCTATAGCGTCTTCTCAAGGAAGTATCACGACTACTGGAACAGCTGTAATTACTCAAACAGGATTAAGCGGTGCTCTATCTTTAGGTCCTTGGGGCTTTAGTAACGACACTTATGAAACTGTGTCAGGTCTACCTTTGGCATCAAGTTTAGGAAGTGTTACTAGTTATGCTGATGTAAATATTGCACAGACGGGCTTTTCTTTAACCAGTTCATTAGGTAGTATTAATCTAGTTAATTGGCAAGAAGTTAGTGTAGGTACTTCTGTCACTTGGACAGAGGTTGATAGAGCGGCTTAAATGCTTTATAATGTGAATTAAAAAGGAATTCTATGGCTTCAACATACTCAACGAGTTTAAAATTAGAACTTCAAGCCACTGGTGAAAATAGTGGAACTTGGGGCACAAAGACAAATACTAACTTACAACTTGTAGAACAAGCGGTTGGAGGGTACGAAGCTATTTCAATTGCTGGCGGAGCGGGAACAACTGCTTTAGCTATGACAGATGGTGCTGCTTCAAATGCACGAAACATGGTCATCAAGCTTACAGGATCAATTACAGGAAATAGAATTGTTACGGTTCCTAATAGTATTGAAAAATTTTATATTGTATCTAATGGAACAACAGGTGGTTACACAGTACAGTTTAAAACTGTAGGTGGGACGGGTTATACTTTTGCTACAACTGATAAAAGTTGTAGAGTTTTATTTTCTGATGGCACAAATGTTGTTGATACAGGTATAATTAATACAACTTCATTAGACACGCTTACAAATAAAACACTTACTAGCCCAACTATTAATGGTGCAACTACTACGGGTGCTATTGCTAATTCGGCTACTATAGCAGGTGGAACTGTAAGTGCAGTAACTTTAACTAAACCAAAAATTGCAGATGCAGGTTTTATTGCAGATGCTAATGGTAATGAACAAATAATATTTCAAACAACAACTAGTGCAGTTAATGAAGTTGAATTAACTAATGCTGCCACAGGAAGTGATCCTGGGTTAGCTGCTACGGGAGGAGATAGTAATGTTGGACTTGCTTTCACTGCTAAAGGTACTGGTCGTTTTAAGTTTAATGACGCTGTTTATATTCCTGAACAAGCCTTGAGTGACGGTGCAAACATAGATTGGGACTTACAAGCAAAACCAGTAGCTAAAGTAACTTTAGCTGGTAATAGAACTATGAACAATGCAACTAATGGTATTACAGGACAATTTGTTAGTCTATTAGTAATTCAAGACGGTACAGGAAGTAGGACTGTTTCTTGGGCGTCTAATTATGAATTTGCATCTGATACCGCACCGACTTTAACAACAACAGCGGCTAAAGGGGATTTCTTTGTTTTTTATTATAATGGTGCAAAATTTGTTGAAGTAGGTAGAAATCTAGCGTTAACGCTTAGTTAGGAGTTTTTATGTGGGCATTAGTTAAAGCAGATCAAGTTATAAAAGTTTTTAATGGAGCTAAGGCTTTTGAACATAATGATATTAAACATCCGGCATCTATTTTTAATTGTTGGAGCACAGAAGAAAAAGCAGCTATTGGTTTATACCCAATAGTAGACGACAACAGTAATTATAAAAATACTGATTATTATA